CAAAAGAATCCACCAGTTGTTGCACCAGCACTTCCATGGTAAAGGTTAATTAATGACCGCGTTAAACTTCCCATCTAGTCCGACAGATGGTCAAATATTTACAAGTGGTGCTACATCGTGGCAATATACACTTGCGACCAATTCATGGGGAGTTATTGCTGGTACACCAATAGGATTTACTGGTTCTAAAGGTGACACCGGATATACTGGATCTAAAGGCGATACAGGTTTTGTTGGAAGTAAAGGTGATATAGGTTTCACAGGATCACAAGGTGATATTGGATTTGTAGGCTCGCAAGGCACCACTGGATTTACAGGATCTAAAGGTGATACAGGCTTTACTGGATCTATTGGATTTACAGGATCACAAGGAAATATTGGATTCACTGGTTCACAGGGAACTACCGGATTTACTGGTTCACAGGGTGCAACTGGATTTACAGGATCTAAAGGTGATATAGGATATACTGGCTCTGGTCCAAATTATCTTACTAGAATAGATGATAGAATTATTGAACCTACCGCGTTAACCTCAGGTAGAATGAACTTTGGATTTACCTCTTGGAATAATAACAATGGATCACCGTATGCTGATTATTTACACTTAAGAAGTTATACAGATGCTACGGGTGGCGCTGATAATCTTGTTATGTTTCGTAAAGATGCTATTGGTATGCGCATATGGCAACAATCTTTTGATAGTGCATCGGCCTACTCTACTTATAGAGATGCTGTACTAGCAGACAGCAGTGGAAATGTTGTTGTAACTGGTAATCTTGGCGTCGGAAATACTGCTGGTTATAAGTTTGATGTGCAATCTTCTCTAAATACGTACGGAAGATTTTATTCTACTACTGCTGGTAGCGGGGGTGGAATATATTTGCAAAGTGGTTCTGCAGATCTTTCTGAAATTACACAATACGGCACAGAACTTTATATCTACAATAATGATAGTAGCACTGGTAAAATTACATTTACTATGGGCTCTACGGAGGCCATGCGTATAACTGCCACAGGCCAGCTTCTGTTTGGAACAACAAGTGGAAGTTCAACGAGCGGGGTAGGTATAAAACTTATTTCAAGTGCAACAGACCCTTGGAGCGCCCAAGTATGCACTTCATCGACCAGCTCGTACACGACATACCATCTTTATTCGACAAACGCAGGTGCGTATCGTTTTTACGTCAACGGTGCTGGCACAATCTTAGCCACCAGCACCACGATCAGCGCCATTTCGGACATCCGCTACAAGGAAAACATCCGTGATCTGGAAGACGGTCTTGATATTCTTATGCGGCTCAAGCCTCGTCGCTTTGATTGGAAGCCGGGCAAAGGCAAAGACATCAAGAATGATCGCGGCTGGATCGCTCAAGAATTTGAGCAGGTCTTTCCTGAGATGATCGGTGAGTGGAAAGACCCAGCACCGGAAGGCGAGGAGCCGTATAAGTCTGTGCAGGCTGACCTAATACCTATTTTGGTCAAAGCCATACAAGAACAGCAACAAATGATTAATGAACTTAAGAATGAAATCAATATACTAAAAGGAAATTCAAATGGATAATGAACTTAAAAATGTTAACTTAGAAGTTAATGTGAATGAGTTGAATATAATTGTTGGAGCACTACAAGAACTACCACACAGAGTTGTTGATCAACTTCTTAAGAAACTTATACAACAGGCGCAAGATCAGCTTCAAAGTAAGCAATAGTGTAAAGTATAAATATAAGAAAACCTGGGATTGAAAAATGGCCACACCTACCACTAAAGCTGAATTCAAAGAGTATTGCTTACGTAAACTTGGTAAGCCAGTTATTGAAATTAACGTTGATGATGATCAGGTTGATGATCGTATCGACGAAGCTCTTCGTTATTATTGGGATTATCACTTTGATGGTTCTGATAAAGTCTATTATAAACACCAAATCACCGAAACTGATATAGCTAATAAGTACATTACTCTTCCAGAAAATATCAATGGTGCAGTAAGTATCTTCTCAATCGGCGATCCATCAATTCGTGCAGACGATCTTTTTAATATTCGCTATCAGATTGCTCTAAACGATCTCTATACATTGACAAACGTTTCACTAGTGCCATATTATATGGTTATGGAGCACCTTGCTCTTGTTACTGAAATGCTTGTTGGTAAGCAACCAATTCGTTATTCTCGTCATAAAGATAGAGTTTATATCGATATGGATTGGAACACACTTAATGTTGGAATGTTTCTTCTTGTAGAAGCATATGAAGTTGTTGATCCTGCAGTCTATACAGATGCTTGGAATGATCGCTGGCTTCAAAACTATGCAACAGCTCTTATTAAAAGACAGTGGGGTTCAAACCTCACCAAGTTCACTGGTATGAATCTTCCCGGTGGCGTACAATTCAATGGCGAAAAGATTTATAATGACGCCGTAGAAGAAATCAATAAGATGGAACAAGAAATGATTTCGTCTTATTCACTTCCAGTGCTTGACATGATAGGCTAATAACTAGTGTCAACTAATTTCTACTTTAATAATTTTCAGAATAGCCAAGAGCAAGTTCTTATTGAAGACTTGGTCATAGAGTCTATTAAGATCTATGGCCATGACGTGTTCTATTGCCCAAGAACTCTTGTTGCTAAAGATGATCTTTACGGTGAAGACACTATATCTGAATACAACAGAGCATATGAAATTGATATGTACATTCGTAGCTATGACAGTTACGAAGGTGATGGCACATTCTTATCTAAGTTTAATCTAGAAATTAGAGACCAAGTCACATTTACAATTGCAGTACGTAACTTCTTAAACGAAATTGGTAGCATTGAAAACCTTACTCGTCCAAGAGAAGGCGATCTTATCTATGTACCAATGCTTGATCGTTTATTAGTTATCAAATACGTAAGTAAGAATCCTGTCTTTTATCAGATGGGTGCTATTCAGATGTATGATCTTGTTTGTGAAATCTTTGAATATAGTTCTGAAAGATTAAACACAGGCATTGAAGCTATTGATAATATTCAAACCGATCTATCATTCAATATGGCAGATTATGCTATCACAACTCAAGATGGTCTTGTAATTACAGATCAAGATGGTTATCAAATTGTTCAATCTGCATTTAATTTTGAAACACAAGTTCGCGATCCATATGAAGACAACACAGAGATTCAACTAGAAAGCGATAATATTCTAGACTGGACTCAGATCGATCCATTTAGTGAAGGGAACGTATAATGTTTGGTCGCACTTGGAGCCATGATACACTCAGAAAATATGTAATTCTATTTGGTACTATCTTTAATGATATTTGGATTACCAGAGTTAATTCTTCTGGTGAATCGATTCAAACACTTAAAGTGCCATTATCTTATGGGCCAAAAGAAAAGTTTCTTGCTAGACTTGATGGCAACCCAGATCTAGATAATAAAGTTGCTATTGTTCTTCCACGTATTTCTTTTGAAATGACTTCTCTTGTTTATGATTCTGAGAGAAAACTTAATACATTAAATAGACTTTATAAGCAATCAACTACTGGTGGTACTGATGATCGCATGGGATATCAATACATGCCAGTACCATATAACATGACATTTCAAATGTCGATTATGGTAAAGAATGCAGAAGATGGTACAAGAATCATCGAGCAAATCTTGCCGTACTTTACTCCAGAATGGACAGCTTCAGTAAATCTAGTTCCAGATATTAATGGCACTTTTGATATTCCTATTATTCTAAATGATGTTTCTGTAACTGATACATATGAAGGTGCGTTTGACCAAAGAAGAGCTATTATTTGGGATCTTACATTTACAATGAAAGGTTACATCTTTGGCCCAACTAAGAAACTTGCAGGCGCTGCGGGTGTTATTAAGTTTGCTGAAGTTGGAATACATACTAATATGTCTTCTAATAGTGCAAACGTAGCTGTTGTTACAGCTCAGCCAGGACTATTAGCAAACGGATCTCCAACAACTGATATTACTCTAACAATTCCTTATGGTGATATCAAATCAACAGATGACTATGCATTTATTAATGACTTCAATGAGAACATATGATGAAACAGTTAGATCAGATTTTAGACATCGAGCCGGTTAACGAAGAACCTAAGCAGATTGTCATGCAGCGAGTAGAACCAGAACCTAATAATCAGGTTCAACAAGACTTTGATTATGCTCGTGAG